TATTGTAAGTTGTAAAAGTAGGAGTGGGTGCAAATAAACCACCACCAAAGACACCTCTTCCCGTTGCACCGCCACCGCCACCGCCATCGAGACCGCCGTGAGAGTCTGAACACCCCGCAAGTTCCCCTCTCGTTATACTTAGATCGCCAAAATCAGTAGCATTTCCTGTAGTTGCTATTGTGATGTAGTCTATCGTGTTAATGTATATTATTGCTGGTGTTAAAAATGTAGATCCGCCACCAAAAAGTCCACGAGTACTATTGGAAGGAGCCCCCGCTGCCGCAGACGCACGCGTTACGGTTAAATTTCCAAAATTAGTAGCATTACCTGTTGTTGCTATTGTGATGTAGTCTATTATGTTTAAGTAGTCACCCCCACCAAAAACTCCACGAGTGCTTGAGGAACATGAAGCAACAGTACTGCGTGCTGTAATTAAATCCCCAAAATCAATAGCATTACCTGTTGTTGCTATTGTGACATATTCTATTATATTAGATGAAATTGGAGAAACAAATCCACCACCAAAAACTCCACGAGTTGGTGAAGAGCAACCCGAAACACCTGAACGTGCTAAAGTTAAATCCCCAAAATCAGTAGCATTTCCTGTGGTTGCTATGGTGATATAGTCTATTGTGTTTAAAACCACCAACGCCGGGGTGAGCGACTGACCGCCACTAAAAAGTCCGCGAGTACTATTGGAACATGTTCCATATCCATAGCGAACTGCGCCGGTTAGATCCCCAAAATCAGTAGCATTTCCTGTTGTTGCTATTGTGACATAGTCTATGTTATTGACGACTGCGATAGGTGCCTGGCCACCACCAAATACACCACGAGTACTTGAAGAACATCCTGAAATATATCTGCGTGCTACAGTTAAATCACCAAAATCAGTTGCATTCCCTGCTGTTGATATTGTGACATAATCTATTGTATTATAAATTGTAGTCGTAGGTGTTGAATTAACACCTCCCGCAAAAAGACCTCTTCCTGCCTCGCCACCACCGCCACCACCACCGCCACCTGCTTCGACTATTCCACCGTCAGAGTCAGAACAAGCAGAAATTTCAGCTCTCCCCACAGTTAAATCACCAAAATCAGTAGCACTTCCTGTTGTTGCTATTGTTACATAATCAATTACATTAGTCCATACATCTGTTGTTGGAGCCGTTGGAAAAATAGCATTTCCACCACCAAAAACTCCACGAATACTATTAGATGTTCCTGCTGCACGAGTAAAAAATTTAGAAATGCTACCAAAATTAGTAGAATTGCCGGTTGTTGCTATTGTAAAATATTCTGTTGTCGTGGGTCCATAATAATTTAAACCTGGTGTTAATGGAGCATCGGCTGCTGTAGCTGTATAAGTCCCACCACCAAAAACTCCACGAGTTGGTGAAGAACAAGCAGCATTACTAAGATCATGATTACTTGAGATTGTTCCAAAATTAGTAGCATTACCTGTTGTCGCTATTGTAATATAGTCTATGGTATTATTACCAGTTTGAGCACCAGTGCCCGGAGTTGATATAAAACCACCGATAAAAACTCCACGAGTTGATGAAGAACAAGCACTATCTCCAAATTCTTTCGTTGCTGATAAATCTCCAAAATCAGTTGCATTTCCTATTGTTGCTATAGTTACATAATCAATAACATTAACTGTCGATCCTACTGGAGAACCGACTGGAAAAATAAATCCACCCGCAAAAATTCCACGAGTTGATGAAGAACAAGCAGCAGGACGCGCCCTACCTGCTACAGTTAAATCTCCAAAATCAGTGGCATTTCCTGTAGTTGCTATAGTAATATATCTTATTGAATTTTCATAAGAAACAATAGGTGAAATTTGAAGTCCTCCCGCAAATAATCCTCTTGTAGTAGAAGAGCACGATGATACACCTCTTAAAGGCTGAACTAAATCGCCAAAATCAGTTGCATTTCCTGTTGTTGAAATTGTAATGTAATCTAAAGTGTTGTATATAGTATCTGCTGCAGGAGCTGTATTGGGAGATAGACCTCCACCAAAAACACCTCTTCCTGCAATTGCATAACCCCCATAAAAATTACTAAGCGCAATAGTTCCACTAGCAGGAACATTGATAGCTTTAGCATAATATTCACTAATTGAAATTGGATTAGTTCCTCCAAATTCAGTTTGGAGATTGTTTAGACTAATTGCACCACTACTTTGTAATACCATATTTAATTAGAGGAACTTTGTTCTGGTAATATTGTGGGTATACCCGTAATATCATGTAATATTGCGGATAGTTCCACTGGAGGCGGATCTATATTAATTTGTTGCCAAGGATATTGACCATCAAAAACAATTTCTATTTGTTGTTTATTTTTTTCCATCGCATCATCAATAGCAGAATAAACATCATCCATATTTAAAATCTGCTGAATCCAGGTAATAATATTTTCTTGAGTTAAATTTTCATATTCAATAAAGTTTTCATCAAATTGATTTGGTATCGTTAGTTCAGTAGATCCCTTAAATACTCCATCTACACCATTCGAATCTATACCAATCAATTTCCACATAATCTTGAAGATCACATTATTTTTATCAACAAGATTCATTTTGGTAATTGAAAGTATTTCCCAATGATAAGTATTCATATTATTCTACGCTCCTTTCAGAATATTTATTTGCTGTTGCTGTTCTTTAATAGCTTCAACTAAAACTGCAATGATGTTCATATAAGAAACAACCTTTAATTCCGTTCCATCAGATGTCGTTGAATGGACAACCTCTGGGAGAATTTTTTCAACTTCTTGTGCAATCAGACCAAGATGTTTTGGATTTCCTTCAATATCAATTCTATTAAATTCAACGCCACGAAGAGCACAAACTTTCTCCAAAGCATTTGTTATCGTCAAAACATTTTCTTTCAATCTAGAGTCGGAGAATGCAGTAACATCTCCAGGAACAACTAAATTACCAGTGCTAGCATTGAAACTAAATGCTGTTGCAGTGGTTCTAATACTTGGTGTTTGGTTTCCAGTTCCAGCAACAAACACTGGATAGAAAGTAGCATTAGTCGTGGTATTTGAACTACTTAAAACATTACTTGGACCAGCAGCACCATCAGCACCAGCAGCACCATCAGCACCAGCAGCACCTACATCACCAGTTCTATAAAACTGAATTGCACATTGTTCTGAAGCTGCAGGGGCAGTTCCACTAATATAAGAAACATTAAGTTGAACATATCCAGTCTGAGAAGTGATACTATTCAGAGAGAATATTGCAAATGTAGTATCTGAATTTGTGTTAGAGTCAACAACGATATATCCTTTTTGGGTATTGGTAGAATCATCCCAGGTTAAAATATAAGTTCTGACATTGACACTTCCAACATCGGTATCATCAATATAAATTTGTGTTACTGAACCAATAGTGGCGTTATTAAATCTAAAAGTTCCTGCCCCTGGATCTGAGTTTGTTGTTGTAGTGCTGAAATTGTATGTAATACCTGCATTGTTTCCTTGCTGTCCAATAAGTCCTTGAATACCTTGACTGCCAGTACCAGCAGTTCCTTGAGAACCTGTGGAACCAGTAGCACCTGTAGTTCCTGTGGTCCCTTGAAGACCTGTAGAACCAGTTGCACCTGTCGCACCTGTTGTTCCTTGAGAACCTGTTGAACCTGTAGCACCTGTAGCACCTGCAGTTCCTTGAGTTCCTGTTGAACCCGTAGAACCTGCCGTTCCTTGAAGACCTGTAGATCCAGTAGCACCTGTTGCACCCGTGGTTCCTTGAGATCCAGTGGCACCTGTAGTACCTGTAGTTCCTTGACGTCCTTGAATACCCTGAGATCCAGTGGCACCTGCAGCACCAGTGGTTCCTGTAGTTCCTTGAGAACCTGTGGCACCTGTAGAACCTGTGGTTCCTGTGGTTCCTTGAGTACCTGTAGAACCAGTTGCACCGGTTGTTCCTGTCGTTCCTTGGGCACCTGTAGATCCAGTAGCACCAGTGGTTCCTGTGGTTCCTTGAGAACCAGTCGAACCAGTAGCACCTGTAGTTCCTTGAGCACCAGTCGAACCAGTAGCACCTGTAGTTCCTGTAGTTCCTTGAGATCCAGTGGCACCTGTAGAACCTGTGGTTCCTGTGGTTCCTTGAGTTCCTGTGGTTCCCTGTGCCCCAGTAACCCCAGTTTCCCCTGACGCACCTGTGGTTCCTTGACGTCCCTGAATGCCCTGAGATCCAGTGGCACCTGTAGAACCAGTCGAACCTGTAGTTCCTTGTGTTCCTGTAGTTCCTTGGGCACCTGTAGATCCAGTAGCACCAGTGGTTCCTGTGGTTCCTTGAGAACCTGTCGAACCAGTAGCACCTGTGGTCCCTTGTAGACCTGTAGATCCAGTAGATCCAGTGGTTCCTGTAGTTCCTTGAGTGCCCTGAGATCCAGTGGCACCTGTAGTACCTGTAGTTCCTTGACGTCCTTGAATACCCTGAGATCCAGTGGCACCTGCAGCACCAGTGGTTCCTGTAGTTCCTTGAGTTCCTGTGATTCCTTGGAGACCTGTAGATCCAGTAGCACCAGTCGCACCTGTGGTTCCTTGTGTTCCTGTGGTTCCTTGAGTACCCGTAGAACCAGTAGCACCAGTGGTTCCTGTGGTTCCTTGAGAACCTGTAGATCCAGTAGCGCCTGTGGTTCCTTGTAAACCTGTAGATCCAGTAGCGCCTGTGGTTCCTGTAGTTCCTTGGGAACCTGTAGCACCTGTAGAACCAGTAGTTCCTGTGGTTCCTTGTGTTCCTGTGGTTCCCTGAGATCCAGTAACACCAGTTTCTCCCGATGCACCTGCAGTTCCTTGACGTCCCTGAATGCCCTGAGATCCAGTGGCACCGGAGGAACCAGTCGAACCTGTGGTTCCTTGTGTTCCTGTGGTTCCTTGGAGACCTGTAGATCCAGTAGAACCTGTAGCACCTGTAGTTCCTTGTGTTCCTGTAGTTCCTTGGAGACCTGTAGATCCAGTAGAACCTGCAGTTCCTTGAGAACCGGTAGCACCTGACGCACCGGTGGAACCTGTAGTTCCTTGAGAACCTGTAGAACCAGTAGCACCTGTAGTTCCTTGAAGACCTGTAGATCCAGTAGCACCAGTCGCACCTGTGGTTCCTTGTGTTCCAGTGGTTCCTTGAGTTCCAGTTGAACCTGTAGAACCTGTAGAACCTGTAGTTCCCTGTGTTCCCTGCGCCCCAGTAACCCCAGTTTCCCCTGACGCACCTGTGGTTCCTTGACGTCCCTGAATGCCCTGAGATCCAGTGGCACCTGTAGAACCAGTTGAACCGGTGGTTCCTTGTGTTCCTATCGTTCCTTGAGTTCCTGTTGTTCCTTGAGTTCCAGTTGAACCCGTTGATCCAGTTGAACCTGTAGTTCCCTGAGAACCTGCAGTTCCTGTGGTTCCCTGAGCACCTGTAGAACCAGTAGCACCAGTTGAACCTGTGGTTCCTTGAAGACCTGTAGATCCAGTAGATCCAGTAGAACCTGTTGTTCCTTGCCTCCCTTGAACTCCTTGAGAACCTATAGTTCCCTGAGCCCCTGTATCTCCTTGGATTTGACCTACATCATCCCAATCAGATCCATTATAAACCCATAGATTACCCGTATTTAATGCAATTACACCTTCACCTGCAATGGGTGGATACCAGGGGAAACCAGTGTCATTCGCAGTTAATGTTGTATTCGGTGATGAAGTTGTTACAGATGATATTGATCCAACAATAGTAATAGAAGTTCCATCATTTCCTTTTACTCCCTGAACACCTTGAACACCTTGAACACCTTGAACACCCTGTTTTCCAATACTCGAATATGCCTGCCAAGTATTTCCATCATATACAAATTCAACAGTAATTTGACCAATATCTAAAATTAAATCTTCATCATTAACAAGTCCCTCAATAGAAGAAGCTGCTCCAACAGCAACTGTTAAATTATTAACTCCCCAATTTGCACCATCTGCAATTTTAAGAGTATCGCCAAGATTAGCTGTTGTTGGTAAAGTAATAGTAAATGTTCCACCAGAAGTATCAGCAACGATTAAATCTCCAATAGAAGCAGTATATGCCGAAGTTTTTCTAATCCAAGACTTTAATATATTTCCGGATACTTTTAGATTACCATTAACGTCTAATTTTTGTGTTGGATTTGTAGTACCCACTCCAACATTTCCACCATAAGGTGCAAGTTCAATAACACCACTAGCATCAACATCAATACTTGGAATACCAGAAACATCATTAACTGAGAAGATGGAACCAGTAGTTAGATTATTTGTAATTGAGAATAACTGTCCAGCAGAACCCTCAAATGAAAGTGTTCCAGAGTTTAAAGTATCATATGCAATAATATCAATAACAGTTCCTATTCCAAGAGCAGTCTGGAAAGTTCCAATTCCTGTTGAATAGAAATCACCTTTTACTGTTAATGTTGATATTGGAATATCTGTTCCTATTGCAACTCTCTGAGTTGCTGGATCATAAACAAAGTTAGTAGCTCCACCAGATACATTGTTATTGTTAAATATGACTTGTTTATTGGATCCTGCGATTGGTCCAGTAATTCCCTGAATACCCTGAATACCTTGAGTTCCTGTAGTTCCCTGAGTTCCCGTGGTGCCTTGAGATCCTGTAGTTCCTTGAACTCCTTGAATACCTTGAGATCCGGTCGTTCCTTGGGCACCTGTAGCGCCAGTTTCTCCTCCAGCACCTTGTATTCCCTGACGTCCTTGAATACCTTGGGAACCTGTAGTTCCTTGAGTTCCTGTAGTTCCTTGAATTCCTTGAGTTCCTGTAGATCCTTGAGTTCCTGTAGATCCTTGAGTTCCAGTGGTTCCTTGAGTTCCTGTGGTTCCTTGTGTTCCTGACGAACCCGTAGTTCCTTGAGTTCCCTGAGAACCTATTGAACCAGTAGTTCCTTGAGTTCCTGTAGTTCCTTGAGTTCCTGTTGAACCAGTAGTTCCCTGAGTTCCTTGGGATCCAGAAGGACCAGTATTTCCAGTATTACCTAAAGTTCCTTGAGTTCCTTGAGTTCCTGTAGTTCCTTGAGTTCCTGTTGACCCTTGAGATCCTGTAGTTCCTTGAGTTCCTGTGGTTCCTTGGGCACCAGTAGCACCAGTTTCTCCTCCAGCACCTTGGATTCCCTGACGTCCTTGAATGCCTTGAGAACCTGTAGTTCCTTGAGAACCTGTAGTTCCTTGAGAACCTGTAGTTCCTTGAGAACCTATAGTTCCTTGAGAACCTATAGTTCCCTGAGAACCTATAGTTCCCTGAGAACCTGTTGAACCTGTAGTTCCTTGAGTTCCTTGAGAACCTGTAGCACCTGTAGCGCCTGTAGAACCTGTAGTTCCCTGAGAACCTGTAGTTCCTGTGTTTCCTTGAGTTCCTGTATTTCCTTGAATACCTTGAGTTCCTGTGGTTCCTTGAGTTCCCGTGGTGCCTTGAGATCCTGTGGTTCCTTGAGTTCCTGTGGTTCCTTGAGTTCCTGTGGTTCCTTGAGTCCCATCAGTTCCTTGAGTTCCTGTGGTTCCTTGAGTTCCTGTGGTTCCTTGAGTTCCCGTGGTGCCTTGAGATCCTGTGGTTCCTTGAGTTCCTGTTGATCCTGTAGTTCCTTGAGTTCCCTGAGAACCTGTAGCACCCGTAGAACCTGTAGAACCTGTAGTTCCCTGAGAACCTGTAGTTCCCGTGTTTCCTTGAGTTCCTGTGGTTCCTTGAGTCCCTTCAGTTCCTTGGGAACCTGTAGCACCAGTTTCTCCTCCAGCACCTTGGATTCCCTGACGTCCTTGAATACCTTGACGTCCTTGAATACCTTGAGATCCTGTGGTTCCTTGTGTTCCCTCAGTTCCTTGAGAACCTATAGTTCCTTGAGATCCTTCAGTTCCTTGAGTTCCTGTGGTTCCTTGAGATCCTGTTGAACCTGTAGTTCCTTGAGTTCCTTGAGCACCGATGGCACCAGTTTCTCCAGTTGAACCTGTGGTTCCTTGAGAACCTGTAGTTCCCGTGTTTCCTTGAGTTCCTGTGGTTCCTTGAGTTCCTTGAGAACCAATAGTTCCTTGAGAACCAATAGTTCCTTGAGTTCCTGTAGCACCTTGAGATCCTGTAGTTCCCTGAGTTCCTGTAGTTCCCTGAGAACCTATAGTTCCTTGTGTTCCCTCAGTTCCTTGAGAACCTATAGTTCCTTGAGATCCTTCAGTTCCTTGAGTTCCTGTAGTTCCTTGAGTTCCTGTTGAACCTGTAGTTCCTTGAGTTCCTTGAGATCCAGTAGCACCAGTTTCTCCAGTTGAACCTGTAGTTCCCTGAGAACCTGTAGTTCCTGTGCTTCCTTGGGAACCTGCAGTTCCCTGCGTTCCCGTCGTTCCTTGAGATCCTGTTGAACCTGTCGTTCCTTGAGATCCTTCAGTTCCCTGTGTTCCTGTAGTTCCTTGAGAACCTTCTATTCCTTGAGTTCCTTGAGTTCCTGTGGGTCCAGTTTCTCCTGATGGTCCTGTAATTCCTTGACGTCCTTGAGATCCTGTGGTTCCTTGAACTCCTTGTAGAGCAACATCTTCAACTAATGCCCAAGTAACGCCAACTCCAATAGAGACTAGAACGGAATCTAAACTACCAGAACTATTATTTACATCAATTAATTGTCCAGAAAGTTTAAGACTACCCTGAAGATCTAAAGAAGCTGATGGATCTGTTGTCCCAATACCAACATTTCCATTTGAATTTATAACAAAAGGAGTTGCATCGGGATTTGTATAGTCTTCAACAACTAACGCATTACCAGAACCAGTTTGAGTAATTCTTAAGGCATCTGAAGAACTATTAACTGATATTATTGATGCATCGGAAACATTAATTTGTGGAATACTTAATGTGGTATCAGTAACTTGCATTCCACCAGCAGCAAGTCTCACTCCATAAGGAACTTGAGTGCTTCCAATACCAACACCATAGTTAAATAGCCAGGCATCAGTATATCCAGCACCAACGTCCCCACCCCTAAACCACATAATTTTCTTATATGTGTCTGGATTGGTTTCTCCACCAATTGCAAGACTTACAAGAGGAGTTCCTTCAGTTGATGCAATCGCAATACCACCGTGACTTGCGGTTGCATCTGTTGGCGAAAAATCAGTCCCTAAACCTAAAACAATATCTGGATCTCCTACTACAAGTTCTTGAGTATTAAGTTGTGCTACTGTTCCACCAATTGTGATGATTCCATCAACATTTAAATTTCCATTAATGTCAGTATTGTGGAGAACTGTTAAATCATAAGTTACTAGTTCTGTTCCGTTAAATGTTAGGTTAGTAGATCCTGTTGCTACATTTGATCCGTCTTTGTAAACGACTTCATATGCAGAACCTGCTACTGGACCTGTAATACCTTGAGTTCCTTGAGCACCATCGGTTCCTTGAGCACCATTGGTTCCTTGAGCACCAATAGATCCTGTAGTTCCTTGAGCACCGCGAGGACCTTGACCACCATCAATCGAATCTACAGCGGCAACATAATCGATTTGAGTATTATGAGATGTAAATCCAGATGATTGGTGATAAAATCTAACTAATACCTCATTTAAATTGTTAATAAATGGAGATCCATCAATAATTCCTGGCTGGAACTGAGACCAAGTTGCAAGACCTTGATATCTTTGGATTTCTACCCAACCACCACTATTCCAGTTATAAAGTTGAACTAAAACAGTGTGTGTTGAAGTATTTGTATATTGGACATTTAAATCAACCTGATTGAGTGAAGTGACATTATCATATCTAATGTAACTAACCCAGGCTGGGAATAACCCAGATTCATCATTCATTTGGTAATAATTACCAGAAGAATAATCACCATAAGTTTGAATACCAGCTAAACTGCCAGAAACATAATCACCGTAAACTACTTTAAAATTTAATCCTAATGCTGTTCCTATTGATGTTGTAAGAGCGGTTCCAACTTGTCCAGAAGAAGCATCTTCAGTCAGGGTAAATGTAACTATACCAACATTTGGTCCAATTACACTAGAATCTTTAATCTTATAAAGTGTTGTTGAAGAATATCCTGTAATACTTCCTGTTCCAGTTAAAGAACCAGAAACTGAAAGTCTTGCTCTTTGAACTACACGATAACCAAGATAAAAAGTTAGACCTGTAGTTGTCCCCGGGGTTGTTTGGACTGAAGTTAATCCATTTGCAGTAACTAATTCAGTAAGTTTGAAAGAATCGGTTCCATTCGTTTGTGAAATAGTGTAAGTCTTTGAATCAGTATACCCAGTTATACTTCCACTACCAGTATTTGTTCCTACAATTTGGACTACCATCGTGTAGTCCCCTAACATTTCACTTGTTATAGCATCGCAAGAAAACTCACCAGAATTTCCATAAATTTGAACATTAGAAAGTTGCTCATAGGTATATGTGAATTCACCTGTTGTTCCTGCAATAGAAATCTGACTGGAAGTAAATCCCAAAGCAACTGGATTTACTTCTGATATTAAATCTGCAATATATACAATTGTTTCTGGGGTTTGTCCCTCAATACCCTGAACACCTTGAGTTCCTTGTGTTCCTGTGGTTCCTTGAGTTCCTGTAGTTCCCTGAGAACCTATAGTTCCCTGAGTTCCTGTGGTTCCTTGCGATCCTTCAGTTCCTTGAGCACCTGTTGCGCCAGTTTCTCCTCCAGCACCTGCAGTTCCCTGACGTCCTTGAATACCTTGCGTTCCTCTAGTTCCTTGACTTCCTTCGGTTCCTTGAGTTCCTTGGAGACCTTGAAGACCTTGGATTCCTGCTGAATATGGGTCTGTCCAACTAATGCCATTACCAGTTGAAACGAGAATTGAACTTGCTGATCCAACTGTTCCGTAAACATCTTGTAAAGAACCACGAATTCTAACATTCCCAGCAACGTCTAAAGAAGCAGTTGCGTTCGCAGTTCCAATACCAACTTTACCAGTAATGTCTAATACTGTTTGATTTTCAGTATAAGAACTGATACCAACTTTAAGGTTTTTTTGACGATTACTGAGATACTTTGCCATTGATCTGAAATATTAGTTAAGTGTTTCTAAAATACTTGCAACAAATTTTAAATTAGATCCGTTGCTGCCATAAAGAACAAGAGTATCGCCACTTTCAAGAACTAATTTTCCAGAAAGTAAATTAACAGTATCATTTGATGAAATTGGATATTGCTTTAACATTTCAGTAGTTACTGCTATACCAGCAACTGATCTTTGATGTGATAGGGAGACATCCTCTGAAGACCCACCTATGTTTGCAACTTGCGCTAAGAGAATAACTCCAGTATATCCAACTGGAGCAGTATAAATTCCAACGGGATTGGTTGTGATAACTGATGTAACAGTCTGGAATACATTAAGTGCTAATGCCATTTTATTAGTCTCCTCCTAGAGCTAAGATGAACGGTGTCAATGATGAAAAAAGACTCTTTGAATAAAATGTTCCACTAATAGTTCCAGTCTGTTGATTTACAACAACACCATCACCAATTCTAAAATTACCAGATTGATCTGTTGAAGTAAAAACAACAAGACCACCATTTCTCATCTCAACTTCTTGATTTTGAATGGCAACCCCACCTGATGAAGGAAGAGCTGTATCAATATTAGTTCCAGATCCAATATATTCAAGAGAATGTCCAGATGCTAATAATCTACTTTGCTTGAAAAATGGAACCGCAGTTCCAACACCTACTGGAAATGGAACATTATCACTTAAAGTAATTGTGCAAATTCCTGATGAAATGGGAGTACAAGAGTTAATAACATAATATGTTGGAGTTAAATTAACTATAGCAGTCGCTGTATTTATTCCAACATTAGGACCACTGACTGTAATTGATGGTGGATAAGTATATCCTCTACCACTTGAAACTAATTCAATTCCAACTATTGACCCATTTTTAACTTCTGCGACTGCAGAAGCAGGGACTCCCCAATCAGTATCCGGTGGGGAAATTGTAACATCAGCATTTGTGGTATATCCAGTTCCACCCGCAGAAACTGAAATACTACCAATGGTATAGTAAAGATTTCCAAAATAAACTACTTGACCATCGAAAGGTCTAATTGCATCAATTTTTACAGTTCCTCCAGAATTATAAGTATGTGGTAAGGTGGAAGTTCCTACATATGCACTAAAAACAGTGCTTGCCATTGAAACGGTTGATGGTATAGAACTTGTATTTCCTGCATTTATTGGAGTTGTTATAATAGAAACTAAATTATCGATGAAAGATTTAACATCTGAACAAGATGCCTGACTCGTATTCGATCCTGTTAATGGATCTGCAACAATACTAAGATCTTTTATTGTTAAATTATTAGTAATCGCAAGTTTCATTAAATCTCTGGCTTTATTAAATGCAGTAATTGATTCTTGAGTTTCTCCATCAATTCCATTTACTATTAAAAACCCAGAATTATCAAAATATGCTTTTGCTGCTCTAATAGTTTGTTCGTCAGTATAATCCCTAACATCTGAAGAAACCGCATCTACTACATATCCAATATCTCTTTTACATTTATTTGGGTTTGGATTTGTAAAAAATGGATGAGAAATTGCGATTTGATCATATGCTGTATCAATAATTTCTTGCCTATTTGCTTGTATTAAATTATATGAATCAATATATCTCCCTGGAGCAACTGTTTTGACTCTAAAAACATAACCATTATTACCTGAAGGATATGTTAAAACTCCTGGGCCAGATGGACAAGTAAATCCAAGACCAGCAATAGAAACACCCATTCCAACTGAAAATTTATGGGCAGAAGAAGTATATGCCGTTAATATTCCAGTTGTATTATCATAAGATGCTGAAGTAATATTCAAAGATGGAACATTTAAATCAATCGTAAAAGTATCACTATTTGCGGGTTCTGCACTTGTAATAATTCCAGTGTATCTTTTTGGTCCTACTCCATCGGCAACCAAAGCATAATTTCCGAAAGAAGAGTTTGAGTTTGTAAGATCGCAGGCACCACCACTTCCACAAAAAACTGCAACATCATTACAAATAGTGAATAAAGAAACTAACTGAGCATATCCTTCATTGGTGATTGAGACTCCAATACCACCTTGATTGTATTGGGTAAAAGAGTCAATCACTATGCTTTTAAGTTTTCCAATAGCATATTGACCGTCTATTTTTAAACCAGTGCTATTATGAATAAAATTAGTACAGTTGCGTATATAGGGAGATTGGTCAAAATATCTAATCTTATTCGGATTAAATGCACAAATTGCAGCACCAGAAGACATAGTCCCAGTAAAGGACATATCTGTAATATAATTACCAGGAGCAAGATGAAATAAGTCTTGATTGGAATTTAAGGGAGTAACTGCAACTTCCCTTAAACTGTCACCGACTACACTGACCTGAGGAGGCAACTCAATAGGATTATTTTCTACATAAGATCCAGCAGAAACTTTAATAACTGTTCCTTCTGTTGCTGCTGAGACTGCTCCTTTAATGGTTGCCTTTGCGTCTCCAAGTTTTTTTCCTGTGTTTGTATCGCTTCCGTCTTTTGTAACATAAAGAATATTAGTAACTGTTGCTCCAGCACCGACTCTTACAACATCAGTGCCTATTCCCGAACGATCTCTCCTTACGAATAATTCTGCATCGTAAGTATTTAAAGCCAGTTCCCCCGATGGAAGTTGCTCTACTGAAGGGCGTTTTCCGGGAACTGAAGATCGTTTAATCCTAATTATAGGTGCTGCCATTCACTGACCCCATAAATGGTATTTACCACAAAACCTCTTATATAAAAGGTTTTTATTATTTATGTATTGTTTTAATACAGAGTAATAATCAAACAAAATCTCCTGAATCTTGTTTAATAGGTTTTTTACTTTTCTTTAATTTTTCATTCTCTATAGAAAGATTTTCAATAGACTTTCTTAAACTATTAATTTGAGTTTCTAGAACTATATTTTGGTTGAATAGTTCAAATGCCTTTTGCTGATATGAAGCAATTACTGCTTTATAATCTTCTTCGTTCATAAAAAAAGGGGGTAGATACCCCCTATTTAGAAATATACTGATGATATAAATGAATATCAGGCGAAGCTTCCACCATCAACTACAATGTTCATTAAGTGCAATTCTGTACCATCACACCCAATAATTTCTTTGGCACCACTTGAACACGCATTATTAATCCAAAGACCTCCAACTTCAATAGAAGCAAATGCGGAGATTATAATATCCGGAGTTGTTGTATTGATGCCGGATGAAGGATTGTCCGCATTAGAAGCAAATTGGAATCTATTAGATTCATGCTCCCAAATGACACCAGCAGTCTTAGCGACTCCTGCGTGTCCATAATTCATTAGAACTCCCAAATCCCAGGTTGTGTTTGTGGGAGATGTTCCAGTTTGGATTCCAAGAGTGATAGTTCTATCATAAACAGTCAACTCAGTAGTATTAATTTGAGTTGTTGTTCCATTAACAGTTAAGTCTCCAGAGACAGTTAATCCTCCAGAAACCGTTGCAGTAGATCCATCGTCACTAATAATGGAATTGACTAATTGCTCATTAGTGTCATCCCACTTTTGGAGTCTATTGTCTGTTAAAGAACCTGCATTTCTGAAAGCAACATTATCTGATGCAATAGTGATACCCGCACCTACATTAACCGAGATTGTTGGAGTAGATCCTTCTCCTGAGGCGTCTCCAGTTAAACCACCACCTGCGGTGAACGATGCAACATAATCTCCGGAGGTATATGTTCCAAGTTGAATTGAATTTGCAGATATTGTTGCTGCTAATGAAACATTACCAGTTCCGTCAAAGGAGACTGCACCGGCAGTTACAAAAGATCCAGTAATGTCAAAATTTCTAGCAGTAGCAAGAGAAGTTGCAGTTCCAGCATTTCCTGAAAGATCTGCATCAATTGCATTAGTAAAGGTTGCAAATCCAGTTACATTTAGGTTATCAAGTTCAGTGTGTCCAGTAACATCTAAACCACCATTAGCGTCAATAAGACCAGTAAAAGTTCCAATGCCTGATACATTTAAAGAATCAAAATCATTTGGGTCAAGTTTTAAAATACTTTCTAAAGTTGTTTTAGTTGTAGAATCAACAGTTTGAATTCCGGAAAGAGTAACTAAACTGCCTTCTGTTGAAAGAACCTTGGTGGTATCAACATAGAAAGAAGATGAAGTTACAATTCCACTAAAGTCAGCATTAGTTCCACTAATGTATGTGATTGTAGTAATTCCAGTCAAATTAGCATCATCAAATGTTGCGTTCGAGGAAACTGAAGCCCAAGAAAGAACACCATTAGCATCAGCAGTTAAGAAGTGTCCTACTGCTATAGGGGCAACTGAAGGGAGGGTATAAGTTGTAACACCAGAATGACCTACCGGTGCATTTAAATTAATACTTCCGCTACCGGATGGATTGTATAGTTTTAAAACCGCAGAAGTATTGTTCGAATTACTCTCTCTTTCCCAGTATCTAGAACTGCCAAAAAACTTATTACCCTGAGATGTACTATTGATACCAATATATAAATCACTAGTATCTGTAGTAAATCCTGGTTCACCTGCTTTTAGACCAGGTAGATTTACGAAAAGACCTCTTTTAAATTGAATTGTTGGTGCTGGCATTTTTACCCCTATGTAAAGATATAAACTCGATAATCAAGTCAAATCCAAACCAGCATAATGAACCAACATTATATTTATTTAAACCCGCATATACTTATTTATAAAAAAAATTAAAACGTCCCGGCATCTATATCAATTCGATTGTCAAGATCAGTATCCACTCTATCTAAAAATGCAGTTGCAAATCCAACCAACCCAGGTTGTAATGTTTCTGTAGAAGCAGCTGCATTTAAAACTTCATCAGGATTGACCATTTCATATTTTCCAGTTGCACCATTATACATTATAACGTATTTGTCATTTACGTTTGTGTTATCAAAATCTGTTAGATCCTGAAATCTTGCAGGCACTTGCACACCTCCAGTAGCAGCAACAATTTTAAATTTTGGTTTTGAACTGAGTTTTATATTAAATTCTGGGGAAGAATTCAATATAACACGTTTTATATTGAATTCTGCCATCAGGAACTACTCTCCGAAACGATAATTGTTCCTTCTACTACTTTTGTAGTCACGTTATTAGAAATACTTGGACTAATAATAACAATATCAAAGTAATTTCTACCTGGACTTAATAAGCGAGTAGTAGTTTTCCCCATAGAGATATTTACTTCACCAGTTGCAGTTGTAATACCAACCACAAAAGAATGATATGTGGGTGAGGAAGGATATTTTCTTATTTTAGAAACCCCAGTGTAATAAGAGAGAGTTAAAGGAGATGAATCCGCTTCTAAAATTTTAAAAGTTGCCTCAAAATCAGTCCCTCTTTCAATGGTTAAACTGTTAATTTCAGCAACTGCCATTGGAATAAAATATTTTTAACTATTTATCTTCTGAATTTTCTTTCCTTTGGGATTTTAAAAGTTTCGATAGTTCTGCTGTGGAACCTACGAAAAGGGCATTAGTGACATTAGTAGGTCCAGACTGTTTAACCTCTTCAATATCTTTTAAATTTTTATGAAGGTTAATTAATTTGTCTGTAGCATCAGATACACTTTTAATTAACTGACCAGCAACTTCATATGCTCTTGCGGACTCTGTTTCTTGAGCAACTTCCAGTATTCCATTAATCAATTCTTGCCCCTTTTCTACCAAAGAATATATTGTTCCTCTTGTATATTCGTAATCATTTTTAAGGTCAATATTTCTTTGGTCGGAATTACCCTCAATCATTTTAGGCATAATTGAGGGTTCTTCATCAGAATTTTTATGAATTATTTCTCCAGATACATTAAAAATATCATCTAATTTATTATAATCTTTATCCATAAAAATCAAAATGAAGACCCACTAAATCCAAAATCATCTCCAAATTCTATGAGTGAATTATCAGCCTCTGTAATTAATTTAATTGCTGTTCCGGAAACATGATCTAATATTGGCGTCTCATAAGAACCTCTTACTACAGTTAAAACATTTCCATCTTTCTTAGTTACCTGCATTGTTTCATCATTTAAAACAATGTAAGATTTTACAGGAATAGAAGATGAATTTGCTACAGTTACTAAAGTATCTGCCGGACCAATATTTTGGGACAGTGTAGTAATCGAACTATCACTGTAACTAGTCGTAGCAACTGGTTCAACTGAATATGTAAGATCTCTTGTAGTTGAGCGAGAATCTCCAGCAACAAGTCCAATAGTAACCTTTTTGATAATATCTTTGGATACTCCGGAAACAATAGGACCAAACAGGTAAGTTTTTGCAGTAAATCTAAGAGTGTAGATCAATGCTCTTCTAGTATTAAAATCACCTTCGTAGGTATCATCCATACTAATATTTTCTAAAACGATCGGAATATCTCTTTTTTCTCCAATTGTTTTAACCAAATCTACAGTTAGATTATATGATGGTTGAAAATATGGTAAAATTTGCTCAATGATTTGAAGCATATCATCATTTAATTTACACATTATGCTTAGTTCAAAATCCATATTATATGGAACTGGCATATATGCTTTTTTAATATCAGTTTTGTCTTCAGTGGAAGAAGTTAAAAATGTTTGAGTTGTTGTTAATTTTCTACCAGCATCATAAGAAAGACCAACAAATTCAAATGACATTCTAGGAAGAGACATCTGAACAGGTGCATTCAGATTAGGTTGCTGCTCTAATCTTGCTAGAAATTTTTGTGTAGGACCATACGCTAGAGGAACTTTAATTACTGAAGTTACATTTCCAGCATCATTAAAATGCTTAATTGATATGTTATTAAATAATGTTCCGAATGAAACTATAGTTCTTCGAAATATTTCGTGATAGTAATATTCAAACATCGTAACCTCTTAATTATGGAGTTCCAAAAGGATTTTTTTCACTAAAATCTAAAATTTCGTCCGCTTCTTCTTCAATAATATCGTTTTGGGCAAATTTACCCCTTGGATTCAATTTGTCTAAAGGATCTGCTAGATTGTTAGTATTTATACTTCCAATAGCATAAACTGCTCCAGATTGAGATCCGACTATATTTTCCCCAGGTTTAAAGTTTCCAGTAATGTTTGAAACTTCAAGTATTTTGGAATTAGCATTCCAAGACTTAACTCTTGCCTTAACATTACTAATACTTCCTGTTAATTTTTCATTATAAATGTAGGTTCCAAATCCTATCATAATATTTGGTGGACCTATTTGAACATTTGTTGAAGTATATCCCAATCCCGAATTTGTAATTCTTATAGAAGTTACGGATCCTGATCCGGAAAGAATTGCTGTAGCTGCTGCCCCAACACTGGAAATTCCTGTGAATGTAATTAAAGGTGGAGAACTATATCCAGATCCAGTATTTGTGACTGTAATAACTCCTACTATTCCGTTTCCAATAACTGCCTCTGCCTTAGCACCAGAACCTCCTCCTCCGACAAAAGTTATTTTTGGGGGAACTGTATATCCCGATCCTGCATTTGTGAGTTGAATTGCTTGAACTCTTAGGAGATTTGGATCTGATTCACATAAATCGACTATTCCACTGATCATAACTGGAACACCAGTAGCAGTTATTCCTCCAGGAGGAGCTGAAGAAAATACAACTGTAGGTGGATCGGTGTATCCAGATCCTCTATTAGTTACAGTGACATATCTAACACCACCATTTACAATAGATGCTGTAGCAGTTGCTGTAGTTCCGATACCGATCATTTGAATAGTTTGGATATATCCTTCATTTTCAATGTTATCATCAATGAAGTCTATATTGGTATCAATAACCTCATCTTCATATCTAAAGAGTTCGCAAGTTAATTCATAAACATAGTTTTTTTGAAGTTGATAGAAAGGTTTTTCGTGTTCAACGTATTTTATTTCAAATAAACGATCACCTAAGGGGAAGTAAATTAAATCACCCTCTTTAGGACGGGTTGAAAGTTTAACATCAGGCAATTTTTCCATCAAAGGTGTAATATAATTACTGAACCTTTCTTGAGAAATTATTATTTTTAAATCATCTAATTCTTGAATACCAAACTTAGACAAAATAGTTCCTTGACCACCGTATCCGTCATATGAATCTACATATGCTTCAATAGGATAAGCAAAATTAAATTCAGACTCTATAACTTCCTTTATGACCGTTCTTTCTGTTACATATTGTCTAGGTAAATAATATACATCAATACCATACATTCTAATAGATTCATTAATCAGGTCTTGCACCAATCCCTGTTCTGATTTAGAACCGTTTAAGAAGAATGGATTTAACATTGGATTATCCGATCATATCTAGAGGTGGAAGTTCATAAGTAGATGACATCTTGTCCATCAGAGTATCAATTTCTCTCTGAGCATCCTCAACAAGGGTCCTTCCATCCAACTCAACACCACCTGGAAGTTTCAATCCTCTAAATTTGTTCGAAATATTATATCCCCATTGCCTTTTAATTAATGCAGTTAAGTATGGTTTCAAGAAAGAATCGTTCCAAACCTGAGTAAAATCAGTCGGATTCATAACCTGGTAGCAGTCAATAATTAACCACTGTCCTGGAGTTAAACTGGACCAATCAATGTCCATATATAAACGATCTTGCCTCTTATTAAACCTTATTTGTTTCTGAGTATTTAATAACCAATCAATATCCTCAAGATATCTTTTAACCATTGTGTAAGTTAATAATTCCAATGATCCCCAATAATAAACATCATTTAAGAATAATTGATATTTAATACTAAACATACTACTCGAAATTGAGTTAGTACCTTCAAACTGGTAAATTTTATTTACCCCAATTACATTTGATGGAACGGGTAAGTAATTACTATTCTCTTTGTAATCATACTGAGTTGTTACGGCATTAATAGTATTACTTACTGTTGTTGTAGTAATTCCAACCTTTCCCCTACCTCTATCAATATCTTCTTGAGTTATTTGATATTTAAGGTAATTTTGAATTACGCCATCAAAGTGCCTTTCTTGAAAGAACTGAATGGCATCATCAACAAGATCTTCAACTTGCTCTTGAGCAACATTTATTTCTAAAACTGGTGCTCCCAATTTTCTTAAACAATAGTCTATTAGTTCTTGCCTTGAGGATGGTTGTGCCATTATAGTTTAGATACAACTTCTTGCTGTTTTAAATATAATCTAGCATATGCTTTTGCAAAATTTTTAATTAATTCAATATCATCTATACTATCTATATCTCTAGAGATTTTTTCATATTCAAAAAGTTTGCTCATATTTTCTAATATGATTTCGTTGGGGTCAATCATTTGCCAATTTCCTCAATAAAAATTTAATCTCATCAATATCCCCCTTTAGTGAAGTTAAATCATCTTCAATTTTTTCAATTCTCTCAACTTCACGTTCTTTAATCTGTTTCATTTTCATATAACTTTCATATTCAGAAACATTTGTGTTTATAATGGACTTTGTAGATTCATCTCTTAAAAGATGATCGTGTCCTTGAACTCTACTATATTTCATATTTTATGCCAATGCAATAACTCTAAGATCTCTTAATTTTGGAGGATAGACTTGGATATTTGATGTTGCAACAAGTTTAATACTAAAATATCTAAATGATGCAAGATTATCTATACTAAATTCGTAGTCCTTGAAATAGTTTTGGGAATTACCATTTCCAAAAATATCATTATTTGCTACAAATTTATCAGGAGTTCCATTACTATTATTAATATCAATAACTTCTCCAGAGATAATTCTATTAGCATATCCAGGGAATGGATAGTAAATAGGAATTTCAGATGGATCTTTTAGAATCGCATAAAATGCTCTTAAATCGGAATTTCTATTGATATATCCTGCAACATACGCTCTCAATGAAGTTGCAGCAACTTCTAAACTGATCGGTTTAGTTGCATAAGAGAATGCAATAGGATCTTTGTTTAGAGTTGATGGTCTTGAATCATTTATATAATCTACAATTGGGCTATTTATTCTGTTTGTAACCAGAATTGCACCAACTCTGTCAAGATCAATAACTGGACTTAATCTATCATTTTCAGTTGTTAAGAAAGCTCTGATTTCTAAAGATTTATTTGCTGGTTGAGCAGATAATTTAGTCGATTCATTAATCTTAGAGCAAATCAAACGACTTGTAGTTGAGTAATTATCAACGTTAAAATCAACTCTCTCATATCCTTGATCAACAAATGAAGGTTCTACTCCACTCACACTTGTCGCAGAGACGGTTCTCATATCAGAAGAAACACTCGTTTGTGGTAAAGACATTACCTGAATATTTGGTTTGATAATTTCAAATTGAATATTCTTAGTTGCTTTAACATTCGATCCGCCAGCTGACTTAGAATCGTAGAAATACAAACTTCCAAAAGAAGCAGGTCTATCCGAAGTGTCAATTTTTAAATGATAATAATCTAATCCTATTGGATTTAAAACACTAGCATCTTGAAGTTCATGAGATTTATTAATTCTTCTCAGTGAAACTCCATTTAATTCATACTTATAAACATTAGTATCTGCAAAATATGATTGAGAAGGAGTGTTATCAAAGTTTCTAGTAATACCAGTCAATTCATTTCCAGAAATACCCGTATAACGAATAATCTCATTATTGATACGTGCATATCCAGGTGTTGTTGCTCCTACTGCTACATTTTCAAATGTTCCAAATCCAACTGAAGAATTTAAAGAAATTGTTGAAGTTACTTCTGAAGTTGCAGCAAGATTTGAACTTAGTTTTGCAGGAGGAACATCGGACTGAGCATTTGAAATTACCACAGTGTTAATTTCCGAATGCATTCCGTGATTTGGATGATTTACTTTGATATGCAGTCCATCAGTTTCAATCTCAATATCATTAATATAAACAGGGGATGTATATCCAGAATTTAAATCTGTGTTAATTCCTGTATTTTTAGTATATCTTAAAGTATAACCAATTCCAGTTAAGAAATCTCCCTCAACATTATCAATAATAAGTTGATTGTATGCCGTAATATCATCTACAGTGATAAGTAAATTTCTACCTAAAGTTTGATCTCCAAGTTGATCTACGGAAAGAACATCACCCTTTTGATATCCATAACCACCCGTTTTAATTGTTGCAGCAATCGCAACTCCAGCATTACCATTAGCATCCGTTCCTATTGTAATATCGGCAGTTGCATTCTTTCCACTCGAAGTGGAATTTGCAAGTATAACATTTTGATATACAAATGAAGTTCCATTTGAAGGAGTATATCCAATTCCAGAATTAGTGATAGAAATACTTGCAATTGATCCAGCAGCACCAACATAATTGCCAGTTGCTCCAGT